CGAGACGCTCGTTCTTATGAGCCTCGAGACTGGACAGTCGATCCGCGATCTACTCGATACGCCGCCGATCTTCTTAGACGAGCTCTATTATCAACTCGTAAAACGTGCGGAAAGATCTCGACGGAGGATTAAATAATGGCGATCGAGTTCCGAATCCCAGAGCTCGACGAAGCTTCCCCGGAGTTTCTTCGAGGAGGTTCCGGTAAATACGGATACAGGGTAAGCAAAGACGCGACGACGACGCTCAAGTTAACCGGCTTAAAAGAAGTACGAAAAGCCTTAAAAAAATACGGCGACGAAACGAAGACGGCCTTTAAGCCGGCGAACCTTGCCGCCGCAAAAGTAGTTATCCAAGCCGCAAACTATACGATCCCAATACGAACCGGAACTCTCCAGTCGACTATGAGACCGCTCGCTACTAACAAGTCTGGCAAGGTTCGAGTCGGTAACGCGAAAGTCGAGTACGCCGGCCCGATCCACTTCGGCTGGCCTTCCCGAAATATCAAGCCCCAACCGTTTATCTATGAAGCACTTGACCAACGAATCGGAGAAGTAATATCGGTCTACAATAACGCGATCGACGAACTCGGAAGAAAGTACGATCTTACTAATGGCTAAACCGATAACCGTCACCGTCGCCGGCAACGCCGGGCCGCTCCGTAAATCGTTACAAGGAGCCGACTCCGATCTCGCCAAGTTCGGTAAAGCCGTTTCCGATAACGCCAAAAAACTAGCTCTCGGGTTTGCCGCTATTGGAGCCGGCGCAGTAGCTGGACTCGGAGCAGCCGTCAAGGCCGCCGCGGAAGATCAAAAAGCGCAAGCGTTACTTGCCGACCAATTACGCAAAACGACCGACGCGACGAGCGCCCAGATTCTCGCGATGGAGCAATTCGTCGACGTTACACAAAGGGCGACCGGAATCGCCGACGACGAGCTTCGTCCGGCTCTAGCGACACTTACTCGCGCGACTGGCGATCTTACGCAAGCGCAAGAACTACTCCAACTCGGACTCGATATCTCCGCCGGCTCTGGGAAGTCTCTCGAAGGAATCTCTTTAGCGCTTGCTAAGGCCACGAACGGAAACCTCGGAGCGTTTACGAAGCTCGGTATTCCGTTAGACGAAAACATTATCAAGACGAAAGACTTCGCCGCCGCTCAAGAAGTGCTCGCGAAACAATTCGGAGGAGCGTCCACGGTCGCGGCTAACACGTTCTCCGGACAGATGAGCCGACTACGAATCGTTATAGGTGAAGCCGTCGAGTCGATCGGTTACGCGATCCTCGAAAATGATTACTTCCAGGACTCGATGGCGAAGTTCCCTAACGCCGTACAAGCCGCGATCGACGCGTTCGGAAAGAAAGGTATTAAAGGATCCCTCGACGCGTTCGTCTCGAATATGGGTATTACCGGCGCATACGTAAAGCTCTTCGGTCTATCCGTTTCGGCTTCGTTCGCCGATATGGCTAACAAAGCGACTCAGTCTTTAAGCCTTATCGGACTCGCCGCGAACCTCGTCCTCGGCGTAATAAACACCGTCGCCGGAACCGAACTACGAGTCGCAAGCCCCGGCGAAACAAAGAAAGCCGCCGACGACGCCCGTATCGCGTTCGAGCTCCAGCAAGGCATAATCCGAAACTTGCAAACAGACTTCGACATAGCTCGAAACAAAGAAGCCGCACTCGGAGCCGAAACGAACCGACTCACCGACCTTGCTCGCTCGTTAGGAATCGAACTCGAAACGACCGCCGGAGCCGTAAACGACTTCTCCGGAGCGACCGGTAGTAAAGGATTAACCGACGCCGAGAAACGAGCCGCCGCACTTCGTAAAGAGCTCGGCGAAATGCTCCCGAAAGCACTCGAAGCAGCGCAAAGCGAACTCGACTCCGCAAAGAAAGCCTTCGACGATTACGCCGCCGGTATTGCCGACTCGCTAAATAAGCTCGACTACGGCGCGGCCTACGACGACGCTAAAGAAGGCGGAACTAAGTTCCTCGACGAGCTCCGTAAACAAGCCGACCGCGGACAAGTCTTCGCGGAACGAATCCAACAGCTCGTCGCCGCTGGACTTACCGGGCCAGCTCTCCAACAGGTCATTGACGCCGGCGCACAAACCGGAACCGCGATCGCCGACGAACTACTTAAAGCAAACGAGAACGTCCTACTCGCTAACAAACTTGGAACCGATCTCGAAGCCGCCGCGAAAGCCGCCGGACAGGCCGCCGCGAAACAATTTAAGCAAGAAGGCGTTAACGCCGCTACGGAGCTTCTCGCCGGCGTGGAGGCGACCTTAAAGTCTTACACGATAAAGCTCACCTCCCAGAAACTTAACGCGAAGCAACTCCAAAAACTAAAAGAGCAATTCTACGTAGACGTCGCGTTTAACTTCCAGACTTCCGGCTATGCGATCCCAGCACTCGCCGAAGGCGGCCTCGTAACACGTCCTCAAGTCGCGCTAATTGGCGAGGCCGGGCCAGAGTTAGTAGTCCCTCTCGATCGCGTAGGCGATATGGGCGGAGGCGATACGTACCAAATCAACATAAACGCGGCAGTCGCCGACGCTCGTCTCGGCGGCGTTATCGTAGACGCGCTTCGCTCTTATAACCGGCGCACCGGGCCGATAGATATCACTATCTCGAACTAATGGGATCGACACTAATTACCGGAGGCGTCTACACCGTAGAGCTGGATACCGGAGAGATCGAGGACGGCTTCACACTTGGAGACGCGACTCGAGGCGTCCTCGGATCGACGGAGTACGTCTTAACGGGTACGACAACCTTTACGGACGTTTCCGATCTTGCGACGACGGTTCGGATCTTCCGAGGACGTCGAAGCCCGATAGACCAATTCCCAGCCGGAACGATTAGCGTATTACTTCGAGACAACGCGAACCGCGATCTCGATCCCTATAACGAAGATTCCGCGTTCTTTAATGTCTCGGCAGATATGCCCGGCCTTTCACCGCTCCGTAAGATACGCGTATCTCGGAACGGAACGTATATCTTTCAGGGCCGAGTAGCTGGATACGATTACGAATACGGGGAGCAAAACTTCGCGACGATATCAGGATACGACGACCTTTATCTTCTCGCCCAGACAACACTTTCCGCGTTTACGCCTAGCGTAGAAACTTCGACCGCTCGAATAACGGCGATTCTTGACCGACCCGAGGTCGGCTTCGGAGCGAATCGAGATCTTACGTCGACTCCGGTTACAACTCTCGGAGCTTATGCGATCTCCGCCGGTACGAATACTCTCGCCTATCTACAAAGTGTCGCGTTAAAAGCCGAACAAGGCCGGCTATTTATGAGAGCCGCCGATAACGATCTCGTCTTCGAGAACCGTCTCGGGAACACGATCTCGGCTCCGTCGGTAGCGTTCGACGACGTAGGCGTAGGCGTCCGATATACGAAAGTCGACATATCGTACGACTCGGATATCGTCGTAAACTCGACCGCAATTACGCGCACCGGTGGAACCGTCCAGACTGCCACGGATCCGACTTCGATCGCGACGTACTTTATCCAAGAGTACGACGACACAAATAACCTCGTTTCCGATGACACTCAAGCCGCGACCCTAGCGACCTATCTTCTTAACCCCGATCCCGAGCCACGGTTCACCGGCTTAACCGCCTACTTCGGAGCTATCTCCGACCAAAACGACCAAGACGACGTCGCGTTTCTCGAGATCGGCGAGACTGTCACCATAACCCGAACCTTTATGACTGGGACGCCGGCGGCAATAACCGAAGAGCTCGCGATCGAAGGTATCGAACACTCGATCGAAACCGGTATCGGACATACCGTCCAGATCTACACGTCGCCGACTGACGTCGTTTATACTTTCGTACTAGGAGACGCCCTTTACGGCCTTCTAGGAATCCAAGAACCCCAGCCCGTACTAACATAGGATAAAGATATGGCTCTACAAACCTTCGCCGATGGTGATATTCTCACCGCCGCAAAATTAACCGGCGTTCAGAATAACGCCTATAATCAAACGGTAAGCACTAAGACGGATTCGTATACGCTCGTCGCTCTCGATAAGGGAACTCGCGTCGTAATGGATAAAGCAACCGCGACGACGATCACGGTAAACACTTCTCTATTTAACGCCGGGGACACTCTCTTCATACAGAACATCGGCGCCGGTACTTGTACGATCACGGCAGGAACCGCGACAGTAACGACAGCAGGATCTTTAGCATTGGCGCAATGGGGAGGCGGAACTCTTTACTTTACTTCGGCGTCGGCAGCCATTTTTTTTAGCGGTGGCGGCGTAAGTTACGGAACGGCAACGGGTGGCACATCGTCCAGCATTACTGATGGTGGCATAGCGTACACGCTTCTAACCTTTAACAGTTCGTCAACGCTCACGGTAACTAAGTCTGGCTTGTTCGATGTCTATATTGTTGGTTCGGGTGCTGGCGGTGGTGGCGCAGGATTTACTACACATCGGGCCGGCGGTGGTGGCGGCGGCGCAATAACAGAAACGACTGTTTATTTAACAGCCAACGCGACCGTTACGGTTGGCGCTGGCGGCACAGGCGGCCCGAATACTGGCGGCGCGGGTGGTGTTGGCAATATAAGCAAAGTCGGTTCGGTGTTTTCTTTCGGTGGCGGTGCTGGCGGCGACCGTGCTAATGCTGCCGATGGCAGATATAACTACGCAAACGGCGGCGGCGGTGGCAATAATGGCGGCACAGGCGGAACTGGGTACGTAGGATTTAACGGAGGAACCGCCGCCGGTGGAGATGGTGCTTCGAGTGGTGGCGGCGGTATGGGCGGAAACGGCGCAAGCTCTATAACTGCCGGCGTAGGTCTAGCGAGCACTTTTTCGGGTTCTAGTGTTACTCGGGCGGCTGGCGGTGCTGGGACAAATAGTTCGGTAGCAGGCACGGCAGGAACCGCAAACACAGGCAACGGCGGCGGCGGTGGCGGCGGTACAAATGTCGGCGGTAACGGCGGCTCAGGCGTAGTCCTAGTTAGATTTAAGGCTTAATATGGCACACTTCGCAAAAATTAGAAACAACACCGTCGACCAAGTTATCGTCGTATCTAACGACGACATAGATAATCTGCCATATCCACAAAGTGAACCACTAGGACAAGCGTTTATAGCGTCGCTTGAGCTAGACGGTTACTGGCTAGAGACTTCATATAATAACAATTTTCGCGGAACTTACGCCGGCGTAGGTTACACGTACGACGCGGATTTAGATATCTTTATCGCACCACCTAACCCAGATCCAAAAATTACGGCGTCTTAATATGCGGCGTCTCGGACGCTTACTCGTCTTCTTACCGACCGGACTCTTCGCGTTATGGTCGACAACTGTAAACGCCGAACCAATCTACGGACTAAACGCGTACGGCTACACGTGGAACGAAAACGATTACCCTCCGACCCAATCCGACGACGCGTTCCCTTCGTGCGGAACGGAGATCGAGAACAATATAAACCGAAACTACGAAGGCGAACCGTTCCAACAATGCTCGGACGACTTCTTTCTTCTTCACTATGCCGGCTATATCACGATCCCCAATAATGAGACGATATCGTTTATGGTTGCCGGCGACGACGGCGCGACCGTAAAGATCGGACTCGTCGAGTTCGGCGACTGGGATCCGAAAGGTTGCTCTTGGAGTGTGCCTACCTCCGAGCCGTTCCCCGGCGGCACGTACGAGCTCGACGGTTGGTTCTACGAGTACGGCGGCGGATCGTGCTATATGCTCGCGTGGAATATCGACGGCTACGGCTGGGAGATCGTTCCCGACGAAGCCTTCACTAGAGAGCCTCTACAAGAAGACCCTTCCACTACTACCGAAGAACCTACGACGACGCTCCCAGAGCCCTCTACGACCCTCTCCGAGCCCTCTACAACACTCCAAACGACAACAATTCCCCAGAGTTCTAGCAGTACGTCGACCTCTACATCGACGAGCACCACTACGACGACCGAAGCACCGTCCCCACCTGCGGGAACACTTCCCCAGCCTCCCGAAACTATGCCGGCCCCACCGACTACCGTCCCCGAACCTCCCGAAACGATCCCCGAACCGTTAGACACTTTCCCGGAACCCGAAACGACCGAAGCTCTACCACCGGACACACTCGGAGCACCTCCCGAAACCGTTACGGAACCTCCGGACACTATGCCGGCTCCGCCAGATACCGAACCGGAAACCCCGTTACTCCCTCCCAGTACCTTAGAATCGCGGCCCGAAGAAGGTTCCGATTCACCGTTAAACGATGAGCTTCTCGACTCCGTTCTCGAAGAACTCGAGTCCGCTACGCCGGCCCAAATTGTCGAACTACTCGAAGAGCTTCTCGATTATTCGATAACGTCCGAGCAGTCGATCGCGCTTCTCACGGAACCGCAAGTCGTCGCGAATCTCTCCGTCGAGCAAGCGACCGAACTCTTCGACACATTAAACCCGGACGATCTTTCCGATAGTCAAGCCGCCGAACTTGTCGAAATACTTAACACCGTTCCCGACGAAATAAAAGCGGCCTTCGAGGAAGAAATAAACGTCTTCGGCGGCGCGTTCGACAAGTACGTTCCGGAAGGTTCCGCTCCCGGCGTTACTGTCGCAGTACGTCGCGCACTTGTCGCCGTAGCTGGACTATCCTTAGCTCTGCCGCTACCCGTCGCGAGTCGAAGACAGTAGTTAACAATGCGGAAATGGTTAAACGAATCCATCGGGCTAATCTTTACCGTTTCCGCGACGGCGTTAACCCTTATTACACTCTCGGGAGATACCCAGAGACTAGGCTTCTTTATATCCGTCGGCTCGCTAGTGGCCTATCTAGCTCTCGTTGCAATTAGACAGGATCCCGAAGAATGAAAAAGGCCCAGGAAATCGCCCAACGGATAGTCGCTCTCTTCTTATCTTCCGCTCTTGCGATCGTCGGCGGTTCCGCGATCATCGCCCCAGAGCTCGAGCTATGGAAAAGCGCCGCTCTAAGCGGACTCGCCGCGACTTTCCAAGTAATCCAAAAACTCGCGACTAGCGCGATCGACGGACAACTAACAAAAGCGGAGATCGACGCCGCGTTCGGAGTTAAAGCGAAGTCTTCCGACAATGAATAAACCCGTGAAAAAAGCGGCGGCGAAACCGGTAGCGAAAGCTGGTTATCCAGTCGAGAAGCTCGTTCTTCCGGCAGATCTTAAAGACGTTAAACCGGGTCGACTTGACCCGGGTCTACTTGTCGCGATTAAACCGTACGGAAAGCTTCATCGAAACGCGGCGAGGTGCTGGGCCGCGATGAGAGACGCCGCACTAAAGAGCGGTCTCAAAAACTTTAAGCCGACGTCCGAAGGCGACACTTATAGAACTTACGAGAGCCAGCTCGCCGCGTTTAATACTCGGTACTCGCTCACTCCGACAGAGTTCGGAACGCGTACCTTCGAGGGTAAAAAGTATTACAAGAAAGCCGCGAACCTTGCCGACTTGGCGGCCCCGGGCTTATCGAACCATAACCTCGGGCTCGCCGTTGACATATCGGAAGCCTCCGGAGCGCGTCTCGAATGGCTCATCGCTAACGAACATCTTTACGGCTTCTCTCACGAACTCCAGTCCGAACCGTGGCATATCCGCCTAGTGTGCGGCGACCGTATCCCGAAAGCGGTTCTCGATTACGAGCTCGACCAAGCGTTACCCGAGATCGTTAAACCAAACTAGCGCGTCGCGTTCGCGACTTGCTCCCAAATTAAACGAGTCGAATCGGCGAACATTGTTAAGCCGGCAACGATGAAAACATAACGCAAACATACCGATACCCGATAACACTTCGAGCAGAGTTCCCCCGGGCTCCACCCGTTCGACTTACGCTCGAATCCCACTAGCTACCGACGAAACCGTTTCCGATCTTCGCTCCGGATCCAGCTCGGACACCCTCTAGCGGCTCTATATCGTCCCCCGGGTAGTTCGACGCCGGCTCTCACGGCTACGCGCTCTATAACGTGAACGACCCGACCCGAAGGTTCTCTCTATCAGATACGACGCGTTACCGCTCCCGTATCGTCCTACTCTCGACGAGATCGAACATAACACAAGATCCACCACTCGACGAACATTCTTCGCTACTGTAGAAAACGTCGAGAGAAAGGAGCCGCACCCGTGGCCTTAGAGAACTATAGAACCGTCGCCGAAAGACTGTCCCAATACTGGACAGAACACCCAGACGGAAGAATCGTAACGACCCTCGTATCTGGCGAAGGGAACTACTGGATCTTCCGAGCAGACGTCTACCGTCACCGCGACGACGCGAACCCCGTATCGTCCGGACACGCTCACGAAGTCATCGGAGCGAACCAAATAAACAAAACGTCCGCCCTCGAAGTATGCGAAAGCTCCGCCGTCGGAAGAGCCCTCGCGATCTACCTCTACTCCGGCTCACAAATAGCAAGCCTCGAAGAAGTACAACGCGCAAAACTAAACCGGCAACGATTACGGAGATATCCGCAAACATTGAGCTAGATCCAGTCGCTCAAAGTTACGCCGATCGGATAAACGCGTCGACGGACTATCCGCTTCTTCATATGATCGGACAGGAAATAGCGGCGAATAAAGAACTATCTACAAAAGACCGCGCACACTTACGCGGAATCTTCGGAACAAAAAGAATCGAGTTAATGAAATGAGCAACGAAGAAAAACGGGAAAGTCTTTATACAGATATACAGATTCTCAAACTCGAGGCCGCGTTCTTAAA